AAGGAATCGACTATCGACGAGGCTGCCAAATAACCAGTGATTGCGCGATGCTGACATTTGAGACTGCCGGTGAGGCCGAGCATGAGCTGCTAAAGCGGAAATGCGGCAAAAGCTATGAAGTGGTCCGGATAAGATTCGTGAGGGTGTCACTTTATAAGGAAGACAAGGCTCAAATCGAAAAAGTTAAGCAAAAGTGGGATGAAGTGATGAACGACGAAGACGATTAGGGTTAGAACTTGATATTTTTAGGTTTTATCCGATAGAGCTTTGACAGTTTCTTAAGCGAATCGTAGCTCGGACGGAACAGGCCGTTCTCCCAGTCCTCGATAATAGAGACGTCGATATTGATATTTTCGGCGAGCTGGGCTCTGGTAAATCCCGCTTCGAGCCTCAGACCTTTGAGCGTGCAATCCGGATGTTCGATGATTAATATTTTCGGAGGCTTGGACTGCTGACAGACATCACAAAATTTCTTGCTGCCGGTTGTGAGAACAAAAGGTTTGCCGCAACGCTCACAAAAGACGGTAGAGCCTATCTTGCGCGACATACCTGCAGCAAGGAGCTCCTCGTGGCGCTTATTGCGGAGGGTCTGGCGATGAATTTTACACTCTGGGCAAAGCCTCGCACTCTTATAACCCTCGAAAGTAATACCGCACTCTATGCACGTTCTCACAGGCATTTTTAGACCACCTTTAATTGATATTTTTAGTATTATAACACAACTTTAAAAGGAGATAAAGTATCATGGCGGAATTTAGTTGCAAAAACGGGTATCACTACTCTATAAAAACCATCGGCAGCAGTTACAATAACGAACGCGCTGCTAACGTTGTATTCGACGAGCCGAGCAAAACCTGGGTGTTTAGGACGATTGGTCATCACCCGATAATAATGATTAAGGATAACTCGCTCATAAGTTTTACCGAAGAGGAAAATCATAAATGAGCTATACGTACTATTTGAACGGAAACGAGCTTATAAAGAGTATGCCATATAATCCGGAATTCTCTGAGAGATTAACTTTGAAAGAGGACGACCGCGAGCATCTTGTTAATGTACTGCAGGCCAAAAGTGAAGAGGGATTCCAGCAACTTGCATGGCTTGTGTGGCTGATATATGAAGCAAAGAGGTGATGCAAAATGTGGCAAACAGCGATATATGCTTCTGGCGAAAGGGTGTTAGTCTATGAGCACGATGACATAATCGAATACAAAGCCATTACACAAGACGAGTATTATGAGCTTGAGAACTCTGGAGAAATGTTTGATATTTTAGCCGAAAGCATATGGAGAAGCAAGGAGGCACAAAAATGAGCAATAATATCGCATTGCACGGATTATTGTGGGGCGATTGGCGAGTTGAGGTCAAAGAAACTAAAGACAATGCTTTGCATTATATTTTAACAAGTATTGAAAACGGACACGCAAAAATTGAAATAAGCTGCGAAAGCTACGAAGAACTGATGAAATATTATAGCGACAATAAGTACTATGAGTTCGTAAATACTTGTACGAAATTGTGGACTGAAAGTAAGGAGAACAAAGCTATGGGCGAAGAGAAAAAAGCTGCTTATACGACTGAGTATGATGAAGACGAGTTCTGTGTACTGCAGAGAACAGACATGGACGGCTTGATGCAGCAGATTGATATTTGCTACGAGGACTATGAGATGCTGACAGACGTCGGGCTTGGAACGAAGGCTGGGCAGATCGTAGCGAAGAGGCTGTGGGAGGAGCTGCATAAGGCCGACAGATATTCGATTGAGCATGGTGAAAACAGTTATCAGCTTACTCGCATTCGCAATGGCACGACCTGCAGTATGGATATAGACGAGCAAACATACACAAAACTACATACGCTTGAAAACTGCTACTTTATTGGAGCCTGCGATTACATTTGGTGGGAAACCTTTGAGAAGAACTCACATAATATAGAATTAAAACTTGAAGCCGAGGGTGCTAAATCGAAAACTGATGAACGATTCGCAGCAACTCTCGAAACGTTCAAAGAGCTATGCAAAACCGAAAAAGAACGTAACGTGAGTATAAGCTTTTATGAGGATTCTATTGATATTCGCGTGGAGAGGTAAGATATGAAACTTATTGATTGTTACGAATGCAAATATTGCAAAATTGAGCCTATTCCGACTGAGATTGACGGAATTGAGGTGCTGAATCCAAAATGCACGTACTTTGGGGACGATAAAAGTCAAGAAATAGTATGGGCGAACGATGGGATTTGTGCATCGTTTGAGAAGAGCAGAAAGGAGTAAGCTGTGACCAGAAACAAAGACTTCGCGGAATACTTCGATGCGACATTCCATCACTCGGCGGGAGAACTTGCATTGATAGAAAATGTCATAGCATATGTGCGTGGGTTACCGCCTGAACAAAAAGAGGAAGCTCTACATAAGATATTTGACGGGGCTTACGATTTCACCGAACCGGAGTTTTTAAAGCTTTACAACAGCACACTAAAATAACAGCGGCGTTTATAGAACAGAAAGGAGTGATTTCTGATGAAGAACGGAAATCCAATTTATAAGCTCATATTTGCTTATCACACAGAAATGATTGAGATGTGCAATATTCGGCAAAGTCTGGGATTAATCTCGGATGAAAAAGCCGAAGAATGCAATAAGAATCACTGTATGAGGGCAATTAAAGCTGCGTACTTTGGAGGATTCGCAACCGAAGAAGCAAAGAAACTCTTTGAAAGCTAAAGACGGAGGCGTCGTGGAAACACGGCGTCTTTTCTTTTAATCAATGCAAAAAGGAGCATTAACTATGATATTTTGTGTGATTCAGACCATCGGCTGGGGCTTTGTGCTTGGTGTATTCGGCACGGCAGCAATCAATTTCATTATTAAAACCGCAAACAGGAGGCAAAAGTGATGGAACCAGAAGGATTTAACGCGATTATCGCTATCTATAAACCCGATAAAACGATAAAGTTCTCGGGACGAGTGACAGAATTTCACGAAGGCGAGAGCGTTATGAAGGTGAGCTTTGTGATGGACGGCCAGAAGCACACCTATGTTGGGTTGCCGTACTCGGTAGTGAGTAGGAAGAATTGATATTTTTACGCGAATTTTACACGTGTTTTTATAGAAAGGATGGTGTTTCATAATGTTGAAACTCAATTATTCGGACGTTGGCAATTCGGATTTAAGCAAACAGGCTGATATTGACGTCGAAATGGCTTCGAAAGCTCAGATTCGCGATACTGCGATTGGACTTGGCGTAATGCTTATAGGTGCTGTATACCTAGGCGTTAGGTCGTTCATCAATGGCGCGAATGGGTTTTTTAAAGCACAAGACGATGCTCTATACGATATTGGATGTTTAGATTTTAATCCGAACGACAAAGACGCCCCAATATATGACGTTTACAAAGTGAAACTTAAATAATTTCTAATGGAGGAGTTCCGCTTAACAAGCGGGCTCCTTTATATTTTTACGAAAAGGAGACAAAACAATGTATGCGATTAAAGACAATGAGTACGAGCGAGTTTGGGGTGTGGCTAATAGCTTGAAAGCAGCTAAAGCTTTCGTTAAGGACCTCGAATTCATCCACAACCGATTCGACTTCTATTACGAAGAGATCGAGCTTGACTATAACGGACGGGCTGTATTCTATACCGACGACGGCGAAATGCTTTAAAGGAGGCAGACTTATGTCAAGACGCACCGCAAAAATATTACGTAAGGTTGTATTTTATGGATTGATATTTGTCGTTATAGCGTTAATTATTGCTTTGTGTAGCGCAAACGCTCGAATAGACGAGCTTACTGAGCAGCGTGATATTTACAAAGCGCGGTTCGAGAATTGGAGCCAGAGAGCAATCGATGACGAGGAAAAACTCGACCGGCTGCAATCAAAGCCTGATGTTTCGGCGATGGCAGCGGTAGTCAAAGAGGCTGTGATTACGAGCAGTGCCGAGTATGTGGAGACGGCAAAAGAGGCCGAAGAGACAATTGGGGCCACTCCAACGCCAGCTCCATCTCCGGTAGTGACGAAGAAACCTGAAGCAAAAGCAGAAAGTGAGAATAAAGCCGCCAGCAGCACGAGTGAAAAGGCTGTAATAACCGAAAACCTCGACGAAGAGAACTCTGTCGGAGTTGACACGAGCGGATGGACCTATGCAGGGGAATTCCTTTGCACTGCTTATTGCTGCGAGAAATACGAGCACATCTGCGGAACGGGAACAGGCATCACAGCATCCGGAGCTCCTGTGCAGGCCGGAGTCACAGTAGCCGCTGACACCTCACGGTTTAGCTTTGGTACGGTGCTTTACATCGAGGGTGTCGGTTACAGGACTGTGCAGGACAAAGGCTCGGCAGTCAAAGGCAATCACCTGGATGTCGCAGTTGACACTCATGCAAACGCGCTCAAATGGTCTGGGTATGGTAAGCATAGAGTGTGGGTTGTAAGCTCACCGGCGTAAAGGAGCCTGATATTTTATGTTAATTGAAGCACTATCGGGAATTCTCATAGCTGCCGTGCTTGTTTGTGGACTTATAAGTTTTGTGAACATTATGCTCGAAAAACATACTCTATTCCATTTATTTTGCAACACACATCGCATGAAATGTACAACCGAATACGTAACGATGCCTTTTAAAACATTCGTAAGACTTTATCGAGTCTTACGGCAGAAGCACGAGGAAATTGGTGAACTGGAGTCATGGATAGAAATATCTATTAACTATCCTCCGAGCTATTTATATAAAGAGAGAGCTACCTATGACAGATGTGGTTACACCAAAGAATATTATATAATCTTTCCTCATGCGATCGACTATGTTAGATATAGACATTTCGTGCGAAGCGAAATGAGAAACGATAACAGACGAGACATTCGCAAAAACGAATCGAAGGAAGGCTACAAGGTAATAATAAAAGACCTCGAAGCCGAGCGAAATAGGCATCGTAAAGCAGAAGAGGAAAGCATACGAAAAGCACGAGAAACGGTTGATAGTATTTTGCAAGCGGAGTATTGATATTGTGACAGACCGTTGTGGCAGCTGCATCTGGCGTGGTATATTCGAAACTTATTCAGGTACCGGTCATGCTCAGCAGTACAGCATTTGCACTCTTAGTGGTATAGATACCGATGAAGAGGAGCTGGATAAGTGTGATGCTTATGAAAAGAGGCAAAACCATGAAAACCCTTTATGATTTTTATCGAAACGGTGGAGGACAGCGTATCTTGCAAAAAACTACGGTAGATAGCATAGTCATATCCGAAAAAGAATACATGTCTTTAATAAACATATCGAAAAACGATAGCTTGCATGTCAAAGCTGAAGATATTTGGAATAAGCATAAAGGAGGGTTTGACGATGAAGGCTTAATATGAAGCGGATAACCTCGCAAAATAAACAAGTTTCTTTATGGAACCGAAAGGTTACTATTATATTTTTAAAGGAGATTTTATTATGAAACTGAAAAACGTTGTTGCTGGCTATTTTGCAGTAAGCGCTTTGTTGGAAGGAGGACTTTACGTTATAGGGAAGTACAAACCATTGACTAAGATATGTAATAATTCGCTTGAGAACTTTGAAGGTGAATCCGAACAAACAATCGCGGACTTTATGAATTTTAAAGAAGTCTGTGGGACTTTGGAAAGGAGAATCGAAAGAGATACATCTTTGACGAATAATTATATACCTGGTACGATTTGGCGACTCTTGACGAATCCTCTCCAAATACCCGCTGGGCTGTATATGGGCCTGCATCGACCCAGAAGGTTCTAAGAAAATTGCCAAAAATATAGTAATGGAATCTAAAGGTTAAAAGGCGAAGGCGTCGTGGAAACACGGCGTCTTTTCTTTGTGAAAAGGAGTAAACCAAATGATCAGTAAGAACTATAATTTAAAGCCTTGCCCGTTCTGTGGTGGTGAAGCGGTTATTGATATTAATCAAGGCACGGACACAGATATAGACTTTGCGAGGTGCTACTGTCTGGCATGCGGAATTGGGACGAAAGTTGTGCGAGGAATACCAGCTGATAACAACTTTCATGCTATTAGCGCCGGAGAGATAGCAGCTCAAATGTGGAATAAAAGGAGTGATAAAGCTATGAGTAAACCCGTATGCGAGTTTGACATACATGTAAATTTCCAAGATTCCGACGAAAACGAGTACCAAATGAAGATAACCGAGGACGAATATGAGCGGCTTAAGGCTCTCGGGCCTTATCGACAGACGGAACTGCTCTGTGATATTTGGAATCGGGAGTCTAAGAAAGAATGCCGCTATGAATTCGGTGAGGGCGGAATCGAAGACGAGAAAGGGCTGCTCACCGTTGACGATGAACCGTCCGATGGCCGGGCTGAAAAGGAGGTAAAGTAACATGAAAACTGTAGAAAAACTTAATGGTGATATAACTTTGAGCGTAACCGGCGAGGGCAAATACCTAAAATTCGTGCCAAAACCTGATTACATGCTCTCCATACCTATGGCTGGGCTGAAAACCATCACCGGAGCACGCTTTGTATTCGGTTGCAACCAATGGATATTTTACGAGGGCAACTTTGATAAGACAAGATACGTCATGCCGGCTGAGCAGATAATAATGATTTGCGAGGAGGAAAAGTGATGAAAAGCGAAGTTTTACCCGGTCACAATCGTAAATTTACTGCAAAAGAAGGTTGTTTCTTGGTGCTTATGACCGAAGAGGGAGCAACCGGAGGCATTTTACATAAATTCAATAAGACTGCAACAAACATTTTGTACGATTATGAGACTAATTTGTTTATGGTGCGCGACAGCGATGACAATATTCTCATGGTTATACAAAATAGCAATGTGGCTTATTTTAAAGAAGTAGCGAAAGGATGAGAATAATGGATTACACAAAGACCTCTGCTTTGGCAATCGAGATGTGACAATTCCATGGATATTTGACTGTAGACAATGAAAAGGAGGAAAATTAATGACAAAAAGTGCTTTTCTGGGCCTTGATCTGCCGCTTGAAGCTCCTGTTGGCTATACATACAGGCTTCGGTGTGCTGGCAATAAGGAATACGTGCAAATTACAGGCATCGTCCCGGTGAACGAAAGGCTGGTTTCTTTATATTTTACGAAGGACCTCGGCAGGGCTTATACGACGGTGACGATCGATAACATAATCGAGCTCGAAATGCACAGGTCCAATGGCTCAAGAAGGCCGAAAGTCAAGAAGAAACGCTAAAATAACAAGTTCCTTTACGAAAGGAGCGGTTAAAAATGATTAATACACTAAAAACCGTTATCAACGAAAGAAAACTTAACTATTATGAGGCTAAAATCAAAGAGCATAATGAGATTGCGGCGCGTTGTCACAAGGCTACGGAAAAATTAAAACCGCTGATTGATGACATGCAGATACGCGAAATCTATAATAGCTGCCTTGATAAGACCAGTAAGGAGGATGCTAAAATCGTAAGATATTGTGCAAAGTATTATAATCTGAAATATTTTAACGCTTAAAATCAAAAAACTAAAGCACCTAAGACAAGGTGTTTTAGTTTTTAACAGAAAAAGGAGATAAAAGTATGGGATATTATAGTGAAATCGCGATAGAACTTGTAAAAAACGATTATAAGAAGCTTAAAGATTGCCTTATTGAAAATAAAGAGACATGGCTACTCGACGCTGCTGATATTTTCGAGCGTGAAATGCGGGACGGAGAAACGATAGTAACGTTGCATTGGGATAGTTGTGAATGGTATTTGGACGATATTGTTGATTATGTAAATGAATTTTTAAAGAGCGTCCCTTGTCATATATCGATTATAGGCAATTATTTGGATGACGTCGAAGAATTAGTGCGTAACAATTGGGTTTACGGCATCGAAGACGTATACATCGAGAGAAAAATTGTTGGCTGGAACGAAGGACGGGAGCTCGAATGGACAGAAAACTAACTTGCTTGGACTGTGCGTGGTGTGACTTTGTGAGGATGAAAAAGGGCCCGGTCAGTGGATATTTTCTTTGCTCGTTCGATAAAATCCACTTCGGGCGGAAAGAAAACATCGTCACAGAGGCCTCTAACAGCGCCTGTACGAGGTTTTTAGAGAAAACGAGTTAGTTGTCGGACAAATAGTTAAAACGCGTCACAGAGCCTCTGAGAGGCCTTAGAGACGATGATACGACGAGAAAGGGAGTTGATATTTATGGATTGGATAGACAACTACTATGCCATGAGCGACGAAGATAAAGACAGGCTTTATAAAACACTCGGAAAGATGGTAATCGACGGAGACCCTGAAGGTGTGTATAAGCTGATTGGAAGGCAACTAGTGGTTGGATGCATACAGGCCGTTTGTAGCGGGTATGGACCGAACATGGCAAACAGCGACAATACATTGTATATTCAGATGCTCAAGCAGATGCAAAACTACGTACAAAATGATTGATATTTTTAAGGAGGATGTTATTATGACCTATTCGAATTGTTACAACTGTGAAAATGTGACCGTGAAGCAACCATATTGCGAGCTGAAATGCCTGAAAGACAGTGACCATCATTGCGAGCTTGTATGGAACGAGGACGGAACTTACTACTATGGGGGTAAAGTTTTAATGAGAGCGGAAGACGGAAATGGCAGTGAGCTGAGCGCTTGCAAGGACTACAAAAAGCGGAAAGGCGAAATAAAATATGAGGAGAGCATTGAGGAGATGTATGAGGCGGAACTGGAGGAAGAGGAATGAGTGTGAATTACAATAAATCCAGCTACTATATTGAAGATGGATATTTTTACAGAGTTGATGGTAACAATCACAAAAGTCGAATGGCGATTAATGAAGATGAATACAAAAAGCTTGAATATTACCAAAGTATAAGCGTCAACCAAAGTGTCTTTGATCATTGGGGCGCTAAAGAATGGCCTAAGTGTATGAAAAACTCAAATCCAGAGCATCTTACAATAAGGAGGAATAAAAAGAAATGACTGAAAATTATAGCAAATCTTACTTCTATATTGACGACGGATACTTATATAGAATCGACGGCAACAATCATAAAAGTCGACTATCGGTTAAAGATAATGATTACAAAGACCTCGAATACTGTGAAAGAGATTTGTGTAGAGATTCAGAAGGTTATCTCGTTCCGTCAATGTTTAATAACTTTGCCATACCGATTTGGAAAAAGACACTCGAACACAATAAGCCAGAGCATTTTACAATAAGGAGGAATAAAAAGAAATGAGCAGAAAAAAGAATTGGGTAAAGCCAACATACTCACTAGAACCTCCCAAAACTCCTGGCGGACACTATTATATTAGAATGGATCCAAGTTTTGAAATCCCGGAAAAAAATATTAGGTATACTGGAGATGTTCTATTTATGATGGTTAAGAAAAGTGAAGAACCTATTGTAAAGGTTGTAACCGAGAACGAACCAAAAAGGTGTTTACAGAAAAATTTGGAAGCTTTGTATTTATGCTTTGCTAAAGATAGAGAAGCCCGAAGCACGCTGCCAAATAGCCTAAAAGACGAAGAATGGGAGTGAACGTAATGCCTAGAAAAAAGTTGAATCCGGTTAAGTATGATTTAGATAGAAACACAAACGATCAGAGTTTAGTTTTGCGTAAATATACCTATGATATAAACGAACCTTCGAAATTAATACGAGAATCTTATGCTCCAATTAATAAAAATCAAGAGAAAATGATGTACGCTTTGCTCGGAGTAAATCCAAAGCTTTCTCAGAAAAATATGAAAAATGTGTACGATTATCTCGAAACGATTGAATTCGTAAGTACAAAGCGCTTCCTATGAAATCGGCGAATCGTACATTTTCGCCTATTTTTGACCGTTTTATGTACGATTCTCCAGAAACGATTGAATTCGTAAGTGCAAAGCGCTTCCCATGAAAAATGTACTTTGGTACAAAAATCGTCGGCAAAAATTTGCAAGTTGAATTTTTGTCGTTTTCGGCGAATCGTACATAAAATGGTCAAAAATCGGCAAAAAATGGTAAAAAGGTACATTTTTTGAGGTAAAAATGTACGATTCTCCAATGTACGATTTCTTTTTATGCCCAATTAGTTTTTTAAAAGATAAGAATTTTATTTTTAGTATATATGTTTATTTATATACTAGCGCGTAGTTAAAAATAATATATAATATATAGACATAAAATTTTTAATTTATAAAATAATAAATGGCAGTTGGAAGAAATCGTACATATTAGTGGAGAATCGTACAAAACGAAAATTGGCAAAAAGAAAGGAGCAGTGAACCCGATGCAGTGACTGTAAAGTTGAGTGACGCAAGGACCATGCTGCTAACTCAATTTGACAACGCGGCGAAAAATATGGTATACTCAATTTTACAGGAGGATTTTTAATTTATGGATATTTACCGAAGTACACAAGAGCAAGCAATGATCGATTACGAAGAAAGCATATTCGAGAAGTTGTATGATGAGCATGGATTGGTTGCGGCTGTCCCATGTGATGAATGTGATTATTCGTATGTGGTCTATATCGACGGAGAGTACATTTGTCCAACGTGCGGCAAAGTCGTAAGTCGCAAGTATGTGTTCGACTGGCTTGGGGTTACGGTTTGGCCAGAGTGCGTTGACAGATGTTGCGAAAATTTCGGAAATTGCTTCTCTTGCAAGTACGGACACTTAGACGAATGAAAGGATGATGATAAATGGATGACAGAACAAAATTAAAAATCAGAATGGCGGTGACGTTGGCCATTATGCTGGTTTATGATATTTCGCCGATTGATTTGATGCCTGGTGTGCCGATCGATGATTTTATTGTAACTATTGGTACTACGATTTTGGAAGTCCATAATTTCATGAAACTAAGAAAGTGACCGTAAAGAGTGTTTGCAAAGCTTGCGATTTAACATTTGCCCGGTACGCGAAAAAAACAAGGCCTTTTATAGAAGAGGAGATGGAATGCGTCTCGATTTAATGCAAAATCGAGGCTAAAATGGGCTTTTTAAGGCCTATTCCCACTCTTTTTAAGTTTTTAATAATATTCTCTAAGTATGCCTTACCCGCAATTTAACATTTGCCTGGCACGCGAAAAAAACAAGGTATATTATAGAGAGGAAGAGATATGATGTGTCCCATTTAGGGATTTAAAGGTAATTATTTACCGCACATTCATATCTCTTATTTTTTTAGCAGGAGGCATAAAAGGAGCATGCTTGAATCGAAGTTTCAAAAGGAGCTTATTAAAGAACTTCACGACATGTTTCCCGGTTGCGTGGTGCTGAAGAATGATCCGAATTACATTCAGGGTATGCCGGACTTGACTGTGCTATACGGTGACAAGTGGTGTACACTCGAAGTGAAGAGAAGTTCTTCAGCGCCTCATCAACCTAATCAAGATTATTATGTGGACAAGATGAATCGAATGTCATTTTCATCGTTCATCAGTCCGGAGACTAAGGAGGACGTCTTACGTGAAATGGAACGAGCATTACGACCTTGTGGGGAAACATGCGATACTCTCACCGAGTAGGCAAGGATGGCTAAATTATGATGATGCTAAGTTTTCGACTTTTCTGCAAAACCTCGATGCCGCAGAACGAGGAACTAGGATTCATGCTTACGCTGCAGAAAGTATAAGGCTTGGGCAAAACTTACCCAGAAGTAAGAAAACGCTTAACATGTATGTTAATGACGCAATCGGATACCATATGCGACCAGAGCAGCCACTTGTATATTCGGATGTTGCATTCGGTACAGCAGACGCGATTGCGTTCAATGAGAAAGACAAATTTTTAAGAATACACGACCTAAAAACCGGTGTTCTTCCGGTTCACGTGGAGCAGCTACTAAAATACGCTGCTCTTTTTTGTTTGGAATATAATCAAAAACCTGGCAATATTGGAATGGAACTTAGGTTTTATCAGAATAATGATATATTCAGTTATGCTCCAACCGCCGAAGAGATTGTGGAGATTATGGATATTTATGTTAAGAGATCGAAAGAAGTTATCGAATGGCGTACTCAAGGAGGAATGTTACCATGAGCGTCGTAGACGAGATAAGAGCGGTGGCACTCAAAGGTGACCATATAGCTCAATATGGTATCAAGAAACGCTCTGGTCGTTATCCTTACGGTAGCGGAGAAGACCCGTTTCAGCACGATCCAAGCGGATTTCTAAAACAAGTAAACGAACTCAAGGCTGCAGGCAAGAGCGAAAAAGAAATTGCCGAAGCTTTGGGCTTAACTTATGATGACGGAACGGCAAGTTCTACGCTTTATCGTAGAGCTGTGCGTTATGCGACTCATAAAGAGCGTCAAGCTCAAGCCACTCAGGCTCAAAAGTTGCGAGCTGAAGGAAAAAGTCTTAATGAGATCGCAAAAGAAATGGGATTTGCGAACGATTCTTCTGTAAGAACGTTGCTTAATATGGATACGAAGTCTAACAAAGAGAAAGCGTTTAACGTTGCTGAGGCTTTGAAAGAAGAAGTTGATAAGAAAGGTGCAATTGACGTTGGTGATAAAGCCGAATTGTCTCTCGGTTGCACGAAAGGTACCTTGGATGAAGCGTTGTGGATACTTCAAACAGAGCATCCTGATTATGTGATTGAGGGTATTGGCGTTCCAATGGCCAATAATAAAGGCAAGAAGATTAATGTTGAGGTTTTACACAAAGACGACATAACCACAAAAGAGCTTTATGATGATACTTCAAAGATTCAGCAGCTCGGTGACTTCGCCACTACTGACGGCGGTAACACGATAGATAAACTGCAGTATCCGACGTCACTTAACAGTGACCGTGTTGCAATTCGTTATGGTGACGAAGGCGGTAAGAGTAAAGATGGTACCATAGAGATTCGTCCTGGCGTCGAAGATCTGAGCCTTGGTAATTCTCATTACGCTCAGGTTAGAATATTAGTTGATGACGACCATTATCTCAAAGGCATGGCATTATATGCCACCGACACATCTGATTGGCCCGATGGTGTTGACATAATGTTCAACACCAATAAGAATAGTGGAACGGATAAGATGAAAGTTCTTAAATCTACCGAAGACAAAGAGAACGAATTCGATCCCAATAATCCGTTTGGCGCTGCTATTAGTGCAAAAGGTCAGAACTGGTATACGGATTCCGAGACTGGAGAAAGAAAGCTCGGTTGTATTAATAAACTCAAAGAAGAAGGCGAATGGGAGAAGCAAGAAAATACTTTGTCTTCTCAGTTCCTTTCTAAGCAACCGCTCAAACTTGTCAATGCTCAGCTTGATACGACTTATGCTGATTATGCTGATCGCCTTGCCGAAATAGAGAAGCTTGAGAATCCAACAGTTCGCAAACAAGAACTGCTTGATTTCGCTGGCAAATGTGATTCTGCTTCTGTTGATTTAAAAGCTGCGGCTTTGCCGAGACAGAAGTGGCAAGTCATTCTTCCTGTTGACGAGCTTAAAGCTGAAGATGATGACGGTAATGGAATAAATGAGATTTATGCGCCGAACTTTAAGAACGGCGAAAAGGTCGCACTTGTTCGTTATCCTCATGCCGGTACGTTTGAGATACCTATATGTACTGTAAACAATAACAATGAAGCAGCAAAGAAGAAGCTCGGACAAGCGGTTGATGCTGTCGGCATAAACAGTAAAGTTGCAGAGCGTTTGTCAGGTGCCGACTTCGATGGCGATACAGTTGTCGTTATACCCACGGGTGGTAATGTAAATATTACAAGTCGCAAAGCTCTTGCTGGGCTTAAGGACTTCGATCCTAAGACTGAATACCCTTATCGTGATGGTATGAAAGTCATGAAGGATAGTGTAAAGCAAAAAGAAATGGGTAAGGTTAGCAACCTTATTACAGACATGACTATTCGAGGTGCGGATGATGAAGAACTTGCAAGAGCTGTTCGCCATTCGATGGTTGTTATAGATGCTGTTAAACATAAGCTTGACTATAAACAATCCGAAATAGACAATGGTATAGCGGAGCTTAAAGCTAAATACCAGTCCCGGTATGATGATGGAACTGACGAACAGA